GCAGGTCTTAATGTGGGGTGCACTGGCCTGATGCGGTTCACGGATAGCCAGAAGCGAAAACAGCGCACGACCATCTGGAAGAAGGCGCAGGCACATGAGTGGCTGGCGATGTGTAACCGGCTGACGGACTTTGTAAACAGCGGCGGTAAGCGCAGCCAGGTGCTGGTTAACCGGAGAACAGATTTTAAGGCATGGTGCCTGCGTGACGTGGAGGCTGAAAAGTGAAGATTACAGCCATTTTATGCGCGCTGCTGGCGCTGGTCTCTGGTGGTCTGCTCTGGCAGACACATCAGCGTGGTAAAGACTCCGTTCGCAATGAAGCGCTTTCCCGCGAGGTGAAGAGTAATGGTGAGGTGCTGGGAGAGCTGCGGGCACTGACTGCTGACGCCCGCGAAGTCCTTGCACAGTTGCGGGCAACCGAACAGCAAAGAAACGCCCAGGGAGAAATGCGACGTGAAAACATGCGCGATGCCATCAAAGACGATACGTGTGCCAACACTGTTGTGCCTGCTTCTGTCAGTAACAGCCTGCAACACCGTACCGCCGCAGCCACAAATGAAAATCGTGCACGAACCGGTGCCGGAAAGCCTGACGGCAGCAACGCCAGCGCCGGAACTGACCGCTCCGGTAACGTGGGGCGCGATAGCTATCTGGAGTGATCGCCTGCGCGATGCGCTGAATACCTGCAATGCCGATAAGGCGGCGATAGCCGATCTCGATCTGCGCCGCCTGAAAAGACTGACTGACCACGCGAGGGCCTCACAATGACCTTACCCGACTACCTGAGCGCTCACCCCTACTGGACGCTTATTTATCTGCTGATCATTGCGGGCGCGATTGAACGTTTCGGGCGCTAAGAAGGTATCACCATGCTGAAAGCTGATTCACTACGCGAGATCCTGACCCGCGCTAACAAATGGTGCAGGGCCAATCCTGAAGCCTTCACCGTTTTTGTGGAAGAAGGGAACATCGAGACGACAGGCGAAACACCGTCGTTTGTATACCGTTATACCCTGGTGCTGTTTGTGATGAACTTTGCCGGTGATATTGATGATTTCACGTTGCCGTTAATGGCATGGTTCTGGCACAACCAGCCCGATCTGCTGCTGAACCCGGAGAAGAACCGGGACATTAAATTTACAACCCTTATCAATAACGATGATACCGCCGATATTCTTTTTGAAATGCCGTTGCGCGAACGCGTGAAGGTCACTCTGGATGAAAACGGCATTCCCCGTGCGGAGCATTTGCCGGAACCTAAACCGCGCATCCCGTCAGCGAACGGCGACTGGAGCGCCATCTTTGAGGATGTGACGTGGGAGGCTGACGCGCATGAGTAACGATCTCTTCCGTGAGCTGGATCAGGTCTTCAGCGCCATCCTGGCGGGCACCTCACAGGCCGGACGTGTTCGCACGGCCCGCGCGGTTGGTCAGGCACTGCGAAAGAGCCAGCTACAGCGCATCAAAGCGCAGCAAAACCCGGAAGGTTCGCCATATCCTGCCCGCCGTCGCCGGGTGCTGCGTTCTCAGCAGGGTATTGTATTTGTCTGGCACGGTGAGATCCGTCGCCTCAAAAACTGGCACGGTGGCCGGGGCAAGTACGGGCGTACCCTTACCGGCTTTGACGAAGATCGCAATGATATCCGCACGTTTTACCGCAGTGATATTGAGCGCTACATCGAAATAAACACGCGTGCAGTGCGCCGAAACGCCACGAAAAAGACGCCGATGTTTCAGCGGTTACGCAGCTATCGCTTTCTCAAAATGCGCGCTGATGCAGGCGGCACATCCGTGGGTTATGACGGCGTGGCGGCACGCATTGCGCGTGTGCACCAGTACGGCCAGCGCGATCAGGTCGGTTCGGGTGCATTTGCTAAATATCCGGTGCGTGAGCTGCTGGGCTTTACCGCTGGCGATGAGCAGATGATTACGGAACAGGTGGTTAACAGCCTGGGGAGTGCCGCACGATGAGCGCTGAACTGATCCGCCTTCTGGAAAATATCCTTCGTGTCGGCGTCGTTATCGCCGTTGATGAAGAGAGCTGGCGCGTGCGTGTGCAAAGCGGCGAACTTCAGACCGACTGGCTGCGCTGGAACACCACGCGCGCCGGGGCATTCAGTATCTGGGTACCGCCTTCAGTGGGTGAACAGGTCTGGCTGGGCTGTATTGGCGGCAATCCTGAAACGGCGGTCATTATCGGCAGTATCTACAGCAACGATCACCCTGCGCCAGGCAGCAGCCTGAAAGAGATTGTGCTGACAGCGCCAGACGGTGCCTCTTTCCGCTATGACGCAGAAGCCAGCGCGCTGGAAGCGCAGGGCATGAAGACCGCACATATCAAAGCCTCTGCCAGCGTCAAGCTTGAAACGCCGGTGGTTGAATGCACCGATCATCTGAAAGTGAGGACGTTTGAACTGACGGAAGGCGGCACGATGAAGGGTGATGTAACTCATTCTGGCGGATCGCTTTCGTCTAACGGCAAGGTGCTGCACACGCATAAACACCCTGGCGACAGCGGCGGCACTACAGGGGCACCGCTATGACTGTTCGTTATACCGGCATGAATCCGGACGGCACGGGCCAGCTTACCGATACCGATCAGCTGTGGAATTCAGTACGCGACATACTGACCACGCCGCTGGCAAGCCGGGTGATGAGACGGGATTACGGCAGCATGATCCCCGATCTGCTGGATGAACCACAGAACGAAGTGGCGCGCCTGCAATGTATGAGTGCAGCAGTGATCGCCCTGACGATGTGGGAACCGCGTGTTGCCCTGAACGGCATCAATATCAGTTATTCAAAGGATGGCGCTGTCACCGCTGAACTGGTCGGCATTATCACCGAAACCATGCAGACGGCAGGCACTGCGCTGACGCTCAGGAGTGGCAGCAATGGCAACAGTTGATTTATCGCAGCTACCGCAACCGCAAATTATCGAAGTCCTGGACTTTGAAGTCATTCTTAGCGAGGTCAAAGCCGTGATGCTGGTGGCATTTCCGCAGGAGCAGCAGGCATCTGTTGCCGCCGCGCTGGAACTGGAATCCGAACCGCTGAATGTGATCGCCCAGGTGGTTGCCTACCGTGAAATGATGCTCAGGCAGCGTATTAATGACGGCGCGGCAGCGTGCATGTTGAGCCATGCCGTTTCGTCCGATCTTGATAATCTCGCGGGCAACCTGAACACCGAACGTCTGATCATCACCCCGGAGACGGCAACCACTGACGCGGTAACGGAAAGCGATACCGCACTGCGTTTGCGCGCGCAGGCTGCATTTGAAGGGCTTAGCGTGGCGGGGCCAACTGGCGCATATGAATATTTTGCCAAAAGTGCCAGCGGCAAAGTGGCGGACGCCAAAGCAATAAGTCCGTCGCCTGCCGTGGTGGTAGTTTCGGTTTTGTCCACTGAAGGCGACGGTACCGCCAGTGCGCAACTGCTGGCGACGGTGGATAAGGCGCTGTCTGCTGACGACAAACGCCCCGTTGCCGATCGTCTGACCGTTCAGGCAGCGGAAATCGTGAATTATCAGATCAATGCGCTGCTGTATTTCTACCCTGGCCCGGAGTCTGAACCAATCCATACCGCCGCGCAGGACGCGCTTCAGTGCTGGCTTAATCAGCAGGGCAAGATTGGCCGTGACGTTGCCCGCTCAGCCATTATGGCGGCGCTGCATGTTCAGGGCGTGCAGAGGGTGGAGCTGCTGGAGCCTGCCAGCGATATTGTGATCGCCGATACGCAGGCGGCGCGGTGTGAGTCCTTCACGATAGAGACCGGGGGTACCGATGAATAACAACATGCTGCCGCCTTCGGCCAGCGGTTTCATGCGAAGTACTGAGAAGGTGACGGAACGGCTTACCGATATTCCTGTTGACCTGCGCAAGCTGTGGAACCCGGACGAATGCCCGGCTGAACTTCTGCCTTATCTTGCCTGGGCGTTGTCAGTTGACCGCTGGGATAAGAACTGGTCGGAACAGACCAAACGGCAGGTAATCAAAGCCTCCTGGCTGGTTCACCGTCAGAAGGGCACTATTTCCGCTTTGAAGCGTGTCGTTGAACCGTTCGGCTTTCTGCTGCGCGTGATCGAATGGTGGCAGAGCGACGAAGAGCCGGGAACCTTCAAGCTTGAAATCGGTATTCAGGAACAGGGTATTACGGAGGAAACCTATCTTGAGCTTGAGCGCCTTATTGACGATGCGAAGCCGAGAAGCCGCCATCTTACTGGCCTGTCTCTTTCGCTTCAGTCGCAGGGATATATCGAAGCCGGGGTGGGATGTTATATCGGCGATACGTTGACCGTTTATCCCTATTTTCCTGAAACCATATCCGTGGGCGGAAGTGACTACACCGGCGCGGCAGTCCATTTATTTGATACCGTGGAGATCGCAAGTGGCGACTAAATATTATGCCCTGTTAACCAATATCGGGGCGGCAAAACTGGCTAATGCCACGGCATTGGGTGCAAAGGTAGAAATCACCCATATGGCCGTGGGTGATGGTAACGGTGTGCTGCCGACACCGAACCCGGCGCAGATCGCACTGACGCATGAGGTACACCGTGCTCAGCTCAACATGCTGACCATCGACCCGGTAAACACCAATCAGATTATTGCTGAACAGGTGATACCGGAAGATGTGGGCGGATGGTGGATCCGTGAGATCGGATTGTTTGATAAAGACGGCGATATAATTGCGGTTGCCAACTGTGCAGAGACTTATAAACCGCAGTTGCAGGAAGGTAGCGGTCGCGTGCAGGTCATTCGCGTGATCCTGATTGTCAGCAGCACCGAAGCAGTAACATTGAAAATCGATCCGTCTGTGGTGCTGGCAACCCGTAAATATGTTGATGATGCCGTCATTGAAGTGAAGGCATATGTGGATCAGCAACTGGCGGCGCATATCGCCGAAGCTGATCCGCATACGCAGTATTTGCTTGAATCAGATTTTGATAAATTTTTCCCGGCGGGTTTCCCGCTCCCGTGGCCGCAGGCAACGCCGCCTGTGGGTTTCCTTAAGTGTAATGGAGCAGATTTTGATAAGTCGAAATATCCAAAACTGGCGACGGCTTACCCTTCTGGTGTATTGCCGGATTTGCGCGGCGAATTTATGCGTGGCTGGGATGATGGGCGCGGGGTTGATTCTGGACGTACCTTACTTTCGTCTCAAGGAGACGCAATAAGAAATATCACCGGCTCAGTAACAGATATTAGATTTAACGTTTCTGCCGCGTCTTCCGGTGTGTTTGCTAATACAACTAACGGGCCTGCATCAGGAGACGCAGCCGGTGGCGGATCCGCAAGGAATATTAGTTTTGATGCTTCACGGGTTGTTCCAACCGCAATCGAAAATCGTCCACGTAACGTCGCGTTTAGCTACATAGTGAGGGCCGCATAATGGCGCAGGCAAAATTAAACAGCGAATTTATTGCTACAGTGTCAGGTGATGTAACCGTGTTTAACTATGATGGTGAGACGCGCGAATATCTTTCTTCATCTGTTGAATATCTTCCCGTTGGTGTCGGCATTCCGGCTTACTCAAGCACTGACGCGCCCGGCGAAAACAAAGAGGGTTTTGCTATTTTCCGGACGGCCGATTTTGCCGCGTGGGAATACGTTGCTGATCATCGTGGTGAAACGGTATACAGCACTGAAACAGGCGAGTCGGTGATCGTTTCTTTGCCTGGTGATTACCCGGAGGGAACCACCACGCTGGCACCGTCCACGCCTTACGATACATGGAACGGTAGCGAGTGGGTGACGGATACGAATGCGCAGCACGCGGCGGATGTGGAAGCGGCAGGCCAACAGAAAGCTGCGTTACTTACAGAGGCGCAGGAAACGATCGGCTTCTGGCAAACAGAGCTACAGTTAGGCATTATCAGCGATCAAGATAAAGCCAGCCTGATCGTTTGGATGAAATACATCAAAGCTGTGCGGGCGGTGGATACGCCGAAAGCCCCGGATATCATCTGGCCGGATAAGCCGGAATAAGTTTGCATTCCGTCACGCATGGCTGGTTTTAACCGTGCTGGCCATATGTATCGAGTACGGTCATTTTTAACGGTGCTATAGCACTGTCAGTTATGGCGGAGTATTCCAGAAGATGAAGCGGGCAAATGCCCGCTTTAGTTTTATGTGGATGCCGTCAGAACAGGCCCGACAGTGTGTTACTGGCAGAGTTGTAGGCAGACGTGGCTTTATCCTTCAGCCCTGAAAGCAGATCGCCAACGGACGACGCTTGCAGGCGTTCGCGCAGGTCTTCATCACAGCGCTGGAAGCTTATCGAAAACTCTATTTTTTTCGCCTTTCCGTAACGATCAAACTCCGTATGCGTGGCCTGTAGCCCGGTCAGCACATACATGCCGTAAATCTGCCCCGCACCGCTGATTAAAGGCCAGGGGCGTCCAGTGTATGCCTGCGTTGCAAGCACGGTAAGAGATACGTCTCCGCCCGTAATTTCAGGGTAAAGCACCCCGTCAAGGTTGATCTGCGTCTCACCAGCGCCGATGTACTGCCATTTCGCCGATCGGTTTATGCGATCATTCTTCACATGCCGCCAGTTCAGTGAATGCCGAAGCTGCTGGTAAGGTAGCGTCTTCAGTTCAAAAACGAACATTCCGTATATCATCATCATAGTGTTGCTTCCCCTTAATCTCTGTCTTTGAAGCTGCCTCGATTGAGCCGCGCAAGGCGGGCCAGTTCGGCACTTACTGCATCGGCGGCAATCCGGCCAATTTCACGCGCATCCTGCCGGTCAACACCGTGCAGGTGTACGTGGATTTCCCCCGTAAAGCCGCCAGTGGAAACCGGTATATTGCTGGCGCTGCGACTGACTGGCAGAAGTTCCGCCTGTTTAACCGGAAGCGATGCCGCCACCACTGCGGGACGTTCACTTAATCGGCCTGCCGTAGTGATGCTGGCAAGTTGTGACTCCTTCCATTCACCACGAACGGCCAGCGCACGAGGCAGGTTTTTAAACACGATATCGCCGGGGCCGATCTTCTTCGTGTTGTCGGCTGTCGCTTTGGTGTTGTTGTCGATACTCTGCAACCGGCGCAAAGTGCCGTTATCGCCGGTCAGCGGTGATGTGGGTTGTGGTGCTCCGGGCGGAACGTTATTCACCTCAACTTTTTTTGGTGCAATCTTAGCAATATCACCCTGAAGAAGCGCAACTTTGTCCTGAAGAATGGCCATGCGTTGCGCGTCTTCTATTTTCTTTCTGGCTTTTTCAGCCTCATCAGGCAGCACACCGAGCTTTTCAAGAATCCACGCCAGCGTATCCAGCAGCATTTTTGCAGGTGTAAGAACAAGCTGGAGCGCACCACCCAGAACGTTACCGAACACCTCACCGGCGCTTGCGCATTTATCCAGCGTTTCCTTGCTGGACTCCATCGGGGAAAGCAGAGATTTTAACCAGTTAAAGACATGGCTGATACCATTGCTCATCGCATCAAAGATGGGGCTGAACTGCGCGAAGTTCTCGCGCAATGGTGCCAATCTTTCCATGATGCCGGTGAATACACCTGCAAAAAATGCTTTAAGAGGTTCCCAATACCGCCAGATAAGCACCCCGGCAGCAACAAACGCCGCCACTATCAGGCCAATCGGACTAAACAGCAATGACAGCGCTGTACCCAGCATAGACACCGCAGCAGTGATCATGCTCCATATGGCCGGTAAACCTGTCAGGCGAAGGGCAAGCATTCCGAGGTTTTTAGTCAGTGCTCCCAGCGCGGCACCAGGAGCAAGAAATACCCCCATAAGTGCGCCACGCATAGCGGGTATGATGGCTGAAACTCCCCGCATTTTCCCTGCTAACGAGCCGAGAACTGGCACCCATCCGCGCACGCTTGCCATTGCCGGGCCGGAAGCCGTTCCGAGTGTTCGCAGCGCGACAATCGTTCCGGTTATGCCTCTGCCCCCTGTCAGCAGGGTAAAACCTAACTGGAGTTTAGCCAGCGGCCCCATCAGCAGGCCGATCGCCAGCGATGTGCCGCCAATGGCGGCGGTCAGTACCAGAACGCTACCGCCGACAACCAGCAGGGATTGGGCGAGCTTCGGATTCTCTTTCGCCCACTGCGTCATATTCCCCACAACGTCACTCAGTCCATGAGTCAGGCCGCGAAGCTGATTGTTGACGAGATCGTTAATCTGGATGCGGAAGCCTTCCCAGGCGCTGTCCAGATTTTTGAGATCGCCATCAAGGTTATCCGCCATTATTTTGGCGGCTTTCTGTGCCTCACCTTTGGCGTTTTTCAGTTCACCCAGCAGCTTCTGAAGTTCGCCGCTCCCGGCCGACATAACCAGAGCCTGGAATGACTTTGACGCTTCTTCACCGGCAATATCCTTGAAGAATGAGAGCTTATCGGTATCCCCGTACTTGCTGATCTTTTTATAGAGATCGGTTAGAACCACTTCAGCAGGGCGCATTTTCCCCGTTGCGTCAGCGACTTCTACGCCCAATTCTTTAAGCGCGGTTTTTGCCCTGCCGGTTGGCGCGGCAAGGCGTGAAAATGTGGCCTGCAAACCTGTACCGGCGATACTCCCGCGCAGGCCTACGTTCGCCATTACGCCGATCATGGCTGTTGTTTGTTCAACACTGACGCCAAGATTGGAAAGACCTGTCCCGGCGTACTTCATTGCCTCACCGATATTTTGCAGATCAGTGTTAGTACGGGTGAACGCGCCAGTTAATACGTCGCTGACGCGATCCATTTCTTTGGGATCGAGGCGGAACTGAGACAGGATGTTTGAGCTAATATCGGCGCTTTCACCTAAATCCATACCACCGGCCAGCGCCATATTGAGTACGCCGGGCAATGCTGCCTGAATAGCCTGCGGAGTGAAACCGGCCATAGCGAGAAACGCCTGACCGCTGGCGGCGTCAGTCGTGGTGAACTGCGTTTCAGCGCCCAGCTTTTTGGCCTGCTCACGAAGTGCGGAAAAGTCTGTTGAGCTTTTATCTATGCGGGTCAGCGCCTGCACGCGGGACATTTCCCGATCAAACCCAACGGCGGGGGATAAGAAACGTCCCGCTAGGTAACCGGCAGCAGTGGCCCCGGCAACGGCCATCGTGCCACCACCGCGAAGTTTGCCTGCCGTTTGCTGCATCTGGTCGTAGCGCGCCCGTGCCTGCGTAACAGCGGCAAGGTGTCGCTGTTCCCGGTCAAGCGTCTGGTTGTACTGTTCGGTTCTACGTATGGCGCTCTGAATGGTGCGATCGCTGCCGACCAGCGAAACGCCGTGGCTGCGCAGCGCCTGTGAGGCGGCGCGCAGCTTAACCATTTCTTGCGTGCGTGCAGAGTTAAGGCGCTCCAGCTTTGTGGCCAGCGCTACCATATGTGCTTTCTGCTTGTCTGTAAGCTGCGTGCCTTCCCGCTGAGCCTGACTCAGCCCTTCGAGAGTCCGGCTGGCGTCGTCAATTTTGCGGGAGGTTTTTTGAACGCTGTCACGCAGACGGTTGAACGTACGGGACTGGCTGGCCAGATCTTTAATGCTGGATTGCGTTTTTTTGAGAGATTCTGACAAACCGCCCGCACTCTGGCGGGCGGCATTGACCGGGCGGGTAAGTTTATCGATCGCGCTGAACGCGACGCGGATATTAAGGCTTTTCACTGTCACTGGCTCCACTTCGGACAGCCGCCCGCTCACGCCAGGCTATGACTTCGCCCAGTTCCATCGTGAAGACTTCAGAGGGCGGCCAGTTGAAAACGACCGCGATATCAGCGACCAGATCGTCGATCAGGTCGAACCGCAGGAGTGTTACTGATTCTCCGTCTCCGCCTCGTTCGATGCTCCAGACCCCGTAGGCGTCAAAAAAGGGACAAGCGCTTCTGACAGGCTGACAAAATCGCGGGTATCCATTTCGTTGATTTCGGTCTGCTTGAGGCGCGGTGATGTGACGCGGGTCAGCAGTACCGCCACCGAATCCACATCCATATTCATCACGTTGACCAGCTTCAGCCCACGCAGGGAGCCAGCCTGTTTGATCTCATCCGTGATCGTTACCTGAGTAATTTTCTCATCGCCGCGAACAACGGGTTTTGCCAGCGTAATGGCGTTATCATTTTTTTTGCTCATTGTTGAATGCTCCGGGCGGCACGGGTGTGCCGCCACTATCAAGTTAATCAGTTACCCATTCCCAGCGCAGACGTGATGCGGTCAGGGTAGATATTTTTGCCGTCTTTCTTGTAGATGAAGTTCAGCAGATCAAACTCAAACAACGGCTTGTCATCGATGGTGAGCTTGTAATAGGTGTTCTTCATCGTGTAGCTGACGGAGGTGTCTTCTCCCTGCTTGCTTTCGCCGCCGTCCATTTCGGTGATGCGGCCGCGCAGCTCGACCTCAACCAGCAGGCTTTCGCCATCGGTGTAATACTCACCGGCGAAGCGGAAGCGGGTCTCGTCGATATCGCCGCAGTAGTTCAGCAGAAGCGATTGAACCAGCCCGCCAACCACCATCGTGGTATCCAGTGCGCCACTGTCCAGACCGAGATCTACCGCAGCGGAGCCAATCATCCCGCCGCCCTGAAAGTCTTCCGTCTTGCGCGTCAGCTTTGGCAGCGTCACGGAAGAGACTTT